CACGATGCAAGTTGGTGGTAATTTTAGTGCTGACATTGGAGGCACTTGCACAATAAACTCTGGTGGTAATATGAAATTTACTGCCCCTAAAATTGATTTGAACTGATGGATGGTGAATTTGTTGTTTTAATTGGTAACAAACTTCATACTTTTACGAAATATGAAGATATACCAGATGTGTTTGACAATTTAATTAAATTCAAACCAAAACAATTGGACATGCCACATACACACGAAGAACATGAAGAAATGGATAGTTGGAATCAAAAACTGCAAACTTTGATGGAGAAAGAGCGTGCCAGCCGCAACAAGAATAGGTGATGCCGATGTTGTTCATTGTTCCACTCCATTCAGAGCAGAAGGTTCGCCTAATGTATTTGTAAATGGTATTCCTTGGAGTAGACAGGGAGACAATAACGATGTTCATTTATTACCTGGTGTTCCTTGTCCTGCCCATGCAGCACCAATCACGATAGGATCAACTACTGTTTTTGTGAATGGAAAAGGTGCTGGAAGAATAGGAGATGCAATAACCGGTTGCACCTCTGTTGCAGAAGGATCACCCAATGTCTTTGCAGGATAACGAATAAATAGACGATGGCAACCGTAACGATAGAATCAGACCGCACTTTTAGAGACTTGGATTTGAATTTCACGATTCATCCAGTCAAAAAAGACATAAATGTTTACAGGAATGAATTTGCGATTATTAATTCAATCAAAAATTTAGTTCTGACGAATCATTATGATAGACCGTTTCAACCAGAAATTGGTAGTAACATTCGGCGTCTGTTGTTTGAACAAGTAGATTCAATTACAGCAGCCCAAATTGAAAGAGAAATTACTGAAGTTATTGGCAACTTTGAACCCCGAGCGCAAGTGTCTAGGGTAGATGCCGTGCCTTCACCAGACGAAAATCTTTACAAAATACGATTGGAATTCTTCATCATCAACAGCTCAGATCCAATCACAATTAATTTTTTCCTAGAGCGGATTAGATAAAATGGCAGACCGTTTAAGAGTAACAGAATTAGATTTTGATACGATAAAACAAAATCTAAAGAACTTTCTAAAGCAACAATCTGAATTTACAGACTATGACTTCGATGGTGCAGGTCTTTCAATTCTGTTGGATATTTTGGCATACAATACGCACTACAATGCCTATTATCTGAACATGGTTGCAAATGAGTCATTTTTAGATACCGCATTGCTTCGTGATTCTGTTGTTTCACATGCTAAAACATTAGGTTATACTCCTTACTCTACACGAGCACCTGTTGCAATCATTAATTTTACGATTGATTCGAATACAACAACAGCTGCAACTGCCACACTACCAGAAGGATATGCTTTCTTGTCAAATCAAATTGATAGCAAGGCATATAACTTTGTTGTTCTCAATGATACAACAGTTACGAAATCAAATACACAATTCTTCTTTGAGAATCTTCAAATCTATGAAGGTCAGTTAATTACCTATTCGTTCACTTACGATAAAGGTTCAAATCCAAAACAAGTATTTACATTACCTGATACAAATATTGATACTACGACAATTAAAGTTTTGGTAAATCCTTCCAGTTCAAATACTGCAACTTCAACATATGTTAGAGCAACTGATGTTTTAGATATCACATCCACATCTGAAGTTTTCTTTTTACAGGAAGAAAGAGGAGGCAACTTTCAAATTTATTTTGGAAATGATGTTGTTGGTAAAGCACTACCAGATGGTGCGATTGTCTCTGTAACCTATCTCGTAACAAACGGAACTGCTGCAAATAAGGCAAATAATTTTGTTGCAACAGCAACTGTTGTTGATTCTTTAACCAATGGACTCTCTAACTTTACAATTACGCCTGTTTCTGCTGCATCTGGTGGTGCAGACCGTGAATCTGTTGACAACATTAAATTCTCTGCGGCCGCAAGATTCTCTACACAGAATCGTTTGGTAACATTCAAAGATTACGAGACATACATTCTGAATAATTATCCAAACATTGATTCGATATCTGTTTGGGGTGGTGAAGACAACGAGCCACCAGTCTATGGTAAAGTTTTCATTTCGATGAAACCGAGAGAAAATTATTACATCTCTGAGGCAGAGAAACAAAGAATCATTGACGAAATTATCAAACCAAAAGCAATCATTGCTGTTCAATCTGAAATTTTAGATCCAGAGTTCTTGTATATTTTGTTAGATGTTGAAGCACAATACGATGCAAGGAAAACAACAAACACAGAGGCAATTCTGAAAGAAAGAATTCGTAATGCAGTTCTGAATTACTCGGATACTTTCTTAAACAAATTTGCTTCTAAAATTATTGATTCAAAATTAGAGACTGCAATTGATAGTGTTGACTTGAATGCAATTATCGGTAACGAAATTCAAATTAAAGTTCAAAAGAGATTTGAACCAGAATTAAATACACCACAATCTTACAATATCAAATTCAATGTGCCATTACATCGTGGCACAGTAACCGACAGACTTTCTTCTACAGAGTTTGATGTGATTGATGGTGATGGTGTTAGAAGAACTGTATTCTATGAGGAAGTGCCGCAATCGTTCACTGGCATTTCTTCGATTCAAATCACAAATCCAGGCACAGGATATACAAGTGCACCGACAGTCACAATTACTGGTGATGGTACTGGTGCAACTGCCCAAGCCGTAATTGTAAACGGAACAATCCAAAGTATCAATATTGTCAATCGTGGTATTGATTATACCCGTGCTATCGTTACAATTACAGGCGGTGGTGGTTATGGTGCTGCTGCATCTGCAATAATTGATGCCGCAGTTGGATCACTTAGAACAATTTACTATGATACAAATGCTCAACGACAAATTGTTGACAGTTCTGCTGGTACTATCAATTACAATACTGGTGAAATTAATCTCAATGATATCAACATTCTTTCTGTTTCTTCCGCCGATGGTTTGATTCGCCTGACAATCGAAGCAGATGAAGGCATCATTGAATCTGCGAGAAACACAATCATTACAGTTGACGAAACTGATCCAATTTCTATTGTCGTAAATCTCACTAAAGTTTCGTAATGTCTTTTGCCAATACTTCTATTTTAGTTAATAGTCAAGTTCCTGAATTTGTTCGGGATGAGTATCCTCTTTTTATTACTTTCTTAGAGGCTTACTACGAATTCTTAGAAACAAAACAACCAGGTGAACTCAATGACTTAACACAACAGGCAAAAAATTTAAGATACCTGTCTGATGTTGACTATTCGTTAGACCAGTTTGAGGATAGTTTCTTTAACTCTTTCGCATCTCTTTTGCCAAGAGATGTTTCGGTCGACAAAGAGTTTCTTATCAAAAATGTTCTGCCACTTTATCTCTCAAAAGGTAATGAGGCATCATTCAAACTTCTCTTTAGAATGTTGTTCAATGATGAAGTTGCAATTCTTCAACCAAGAAACAACATTCTTCGTGCATCTGATGGTAAATGGACAGTAGATAACATCCTTCGAATTGAAACTGATGTTCGAAGCGTTTACACTGGTGATGGGTCAAATAGCACATTCATTCTTGCACAAACATCTGGTTCTGGTGAAATTGATGTGTATGTTAACGGTGTCCTTAAGACAGAGGACACAGACTATTTCATTCGCAAAGAAACACGAAAAGTGGTCTTTGTCACACCACCAGCAGCCAATTCTTCAGTTAAAATATTTTATAATAACTTTGATATTACTCTTTTAGACAATCGCAAAGTTACAGGTTCAACATCTGGTGCAACAGCAATAGTTGAACGGGCGGTTAAACGAATTATTACAGACCGCTTAAACTTTGGTCTGCCATTTGAATTGTTCATTGATAGTAAAACACTCATCAGTAATTTTACAAATGGCGAAATAATTACAACTAACATTGTAGATTCAAATGGCGTTCTAATTGATTTAGAAGCAGATACATTCTCAATTCTCACAAAAATAAATGTCATTGATGGTGGCGCAAATTACAATGTTGGTGATCCAGTAACCGTTGTTGGTGGTGGTGCAACAATACCTGCAACTGCTGAAGTCGAATCTATTACCGATGGTTTTAGTGATAGATTTGTTATTAATTATGGCGGTGCTGGATTCAAAACCGCATCTATTATTTTTTCTGACCCAAGTTTATTGCCAGGCGTAATTACAGGTGCTGTTGATGCCGTAAATACAAATCACTATACCGCAAATACTTACAATGTTCTCGGTGTTGATATTATTCAACCGTATGAGAATGTTACGATTAATGCGATTGATTATGGTTTTCCTGCAGCACCTACTGAAAATGCAAACACACGAATTGTTGATGCATTGACTAATCTTTTAGTAACTGATTTAGGACCAATGACAAATGCCATTGTTCTTTTTTCTAGTGTATCTACAAATACAACTTTGTTAGATTCGGAGGGTGCAAAATACGCAGCAGGAAACACTTTCTTTGATATTAAAGATTTTCGTTCTATTGGTAGAATTGATGTTTACAATGGCGGCACTGGTTATGAAATCGGTGATGAAATAATTTTTGGGGCAGATCCAACAGGAACAGGCGCAGCTGCAGCAGTAAAAACTGTTAGTGGAACTGGGGCTGTTTTAACTGTTCAAATACAACCACCTCGCATTGGTGGTACTGCAAATGTTTTGAATAACACAGTTCAAATTATTGGTACTGGTACTGACTTCACAACTGATTTACAAGTTGGTGATAAGATTGTAATTCGCAGCCAAGAACGGTTTGTAAATGCAATTACATCGTCTACTACTGCAAATGTCAATGTTGCATTTTCTTGGACAGATGGAACAACATGGGCAAATAATTATAGAGTTGGTTCTTTCGCAAGAGGTTTAGTTGGTGGTACAAACTATACACAGAATGTATTTCCAACAGTCACAGTTTCTACTGCTTCTGGTGGAGCTGGCGCAAATATTGCCATCACTTCATTGATTGGTGATGGTGAATCAATTGAAGCAATCGCAGACCAAATTGCAGGTAGTATTACATCGATTCGTTTGTTGACCGGTGGTGTTGGGTATCAATACATTCCAGAAGTTGACCTTACAAACTACGGCGATGGTACTGCTGTTGCAAATGCTTCTTTGGGTGGAGTTTACACTACATTACCTGGTCGTTGGACAACTTCAGATTCAATTATCTCAAACTCTGAAAGAAAACTACAAGGTGCAAATTACTATGTTGACTATGCATATGTGACTTCTTCGTTAACAGAATTTGCAAGATATAAACAAGTTCTCCGAGAACTCATGCATCCGTCTGGTTTTGTAAATTATGCAGATTTGAATAAACAATCTTCTGCAAATACTACTGTATCTGTTCAGGATGGCATTTCGAATACAATTTCTGGTACAGTCGATGTTACCTCTGGCTCACCGTTCATTCTTGGCACAGGCACAAGATTTGTTCTTGCAAATAACAGAGGTATTCTTACGGTTGGTTCGACTGTCGCAGTCAATGGTGAAATACGAACAATCAGCACCATCATCAGTAACACAAATGTTTCGGTCACTTCTGCATTTACTTACTCTGCGAATGACCAGACCCTCATTATACTGACATAAATAATACTTATGGCCACATCAATTAATACAAGAAAACTCAGTTACAATTCTGCAAAGCTTTGGCGAGATGCACTCCTAAATGCCTCGACAAACACATGCCCAGTTCTTTATGTGACTATTGGCAATAATGTGCCATATGCTAACGAAGCATCACCAGATTTTATTGTCGATACAATCAATACTGAAAAAGAAGCATGGGACAACATCTTTGCAGGTAAGAGAGCCACAGGTAACGATGTTCAACTGGTAGTACCAAGAGTTGATTGGACCTCAAATACAAAGTATCGCCAGTATGACGATACCGCAGAAATTATTGACTTAGTTACTGCGAATAATACTATCAATCTAAAACCGATGTATGTCATTACATCGGCACGAAATGTATACAAGTGTCTTTCAAATTCTGCTGGTGCAAATTCAACAGTAGAACCAAGTGGCGACTATACGACTTCAAATGGCAACATTGCAACTGCTGATGGTTATATTTGGAAGTATATGTTTAATGTTCAACCATCAAATAAATTCTTAGACGATTCTTGGATTCCAGCACCAACTTCTACAACTGCACTTGACTATGGAGTAAGTGATACTGGCGTTGTCATTGGCGAATTAACTACCATTGTAATGACAGCCAATGGAACAAACTATCGAGAGGCATCAAACATTCGTGTTGATGGTTTCGTATCTGGCCAGTCCACAATTCGTCTTTCAAATACTGCAAATACACTTGCAATATTCAGTATTCCAACACTTGCAAATCTTTCTAATATGGCAATCTCCGGAACTGGAATTGCCTCTGATGCTCACATTACCGCTATTGCAATCGCAAATGGATTGATTACACTTTCTTCCGCCACAAATGCACCCGGTGGTAATGCAAACAATATTACTATCTCGACCCGTGTATACATTGACGGTGATGGTGTTGGTGCGGTTGCAAATGCAGTTCTTTCAAACACAAGTATTGATGTGACTGCTGCAAATGCAAACATCGCAAGAGTCAATGTCACTACGATTGGTACTGGATATACCCGTGCCAATGCCTTCATTTATGGTTCTGGTACAGGTGCAAACACCCGTGTCATTATTGGACCTAAGTTTGGACATGCTTTCAATCCAGCAGAAGAATTATATTCGAATAGTGTTCTTGTTGTTGTAAGATTTGGCGAGTTAGATTCGACAGAAGGTGGACTTATTTCTGTTGATACCGCATTTAGACAAATAGGACTTCTTCAGAATCCGTATAAATATGATGCAAATAGTAGGGTTGAGGTTTCAAATGCCAATACAGTCATTTCACAAACGACTGATTTAAGTGTTGTGGCAGGAACTGATTATACTCTCAATGAATATGTTTATCAAGGTTCTTCTGCAAATAATTCCTCTGCTTACGGTTATCTTTATGCTCAATCTTCAAATGAGGCAAGGTTAACGAGAGTGACAGGAACATTTGAAACTGGTTTGCCACTTATTGGTGCAACATCCGGTGTGTCTAGAACTGTTACAGGGATTGCAAATCCAGAGTTGAAACCATACTCTGGAGACATGTTATACATAGAAAATGCAGTTAAAACTGACCGTGCTGATGGTCAGGCAGAAAATATTAAACTGACAGTAAGTTTTTAGGGCTGAATAAATGGCACTTGATACAAATTTTAATGTAAATCCATATTATGACGATTACGATGCGGATAAAAAATTCCTCCGCATGCTTTTCAAACCAGGTTATGCTGTTCAGGCTCGGGAACTCACCCAACTCCAAACAATTCTTCAAAAGCAAGTAGAGCGTTTTGGTGACCA